GCCGTCCAAGGTCGTCGTGTAGCTCATAAGTGCCGACATATATTTTTCCTGTTGTCCGCTGCCCGCAAACCTCATTGCGCGCTCAGCATCGTGCCCCTTAGCCTCGCGGATTATTACCTTCTCGCCGGTAGACAAAACAAATTCCCTCCGGACCTCTTTCTTTGGCTCCTTTGCGCCGGTTTTAGCTGTGCTCTTTTCTATGGTCATGTCGTTGATTTTAGTGGTTATCAAATACCCAGGTTTGCCCGATATACGGCGAGTTCGTCGTTATCGTTGACAAAAAACAATTGCGACAATGCATCTATTTCAATGAGCGATTCCCCATCAACTTCAAGGCGGTAGTAGGTCGCGCTAAAGTCGCTTTCCTGCTCGCTCGGCTCGTTCTGCTTCAACGTAATTGCGGACAACGAGTCTTTAAACCGTACGGTCAGGAAACAGACGACCGGCGTCTGCTGCCGCTGGCCGCTGGCATCGTAAATGTCCATGTTCGCGCGTACTTGCATTTGTACCGCATTAAAGGGGCTGGCCACCTGTGAAACTATGTCAGGGTAAAGCGACGCCCATTTTACTTTACCTGTCATCTTCTCGAAACCATTGGGGAACTCGATTTCCATTATCATACCGAGGCCCTTATGATCGGAAAATTTCGCCTTGATCGCGGGTAGTGTGATTTCCTCCGCGCGCCCGAGATATGAAGCCCCGTTAACGTAAATATTCGCGTTGGTGAGCCTGCCAACTATTACACCGGCCATATAGACTAATTATTTAATTGGATTAATTGAATTGGGAGAGAAGGGACAGGTCCAGCCTGTCTTTAATAACAATATCTTCCGCAGGCGGCGGGATCATGTAGACCCGTTCGAAAACGATTTGCCCCGCGGCTAACTGGCTGGCCGGGTTATCTGCCTTGTTATAGTTGACTTTTGAACCAGGAAGTACCGCGCTGCGCTGAATCAACGACCTCAAAAGAGCGTTTCCCGCCTCCCGGATCGCGTCGATGGTTCCTTGCGTAATAGGCTTGTCTATGTACGGTAGTGCCGCTTGCTCCATCGCCTCGGAAACCATATCATCCGTCCGGCGGATGCTGATAAAGTTTTTTTCCAGTGAGGAGGTAGGAAAGGACGCGTTGCGATTGCCCCAGGCCAGCATACCCGTACCATATCCGGCCGCGACGGTGATAATACCCGCGGCATTCAACTGGTTGGCCTCGCTGCCCGGATCATTAAGGGACCATTGTATTACACGCTCGATACCGGTCGCGGCAGTGATCGGTTTATTACTGGGGCTGAACCAGTATCCCAAATCCGGGTCCAGGTCGGTAGCAACAATTACCCCCGCCATAAATGCGCTGTAAGGATAGGCGGTATCTGCATTAGCCGCGGTGTCATAGCTCTTTATTTCAGGATAGAGCAATAGGGCCCGCTCGTCGGCCGTGTTGAAGCCAAACGCGCCGCCGATACCACGACCGGCTATTGCCCCGGCCACGGTCGTACCTGCCGGAGCGTCCAGCAAATAAACGGCCCTTTGCTTCGCCGCCGCAGTCGCCATAGCCGCGGAAATTGCGGGGGTGCTGGAATAAGTCGGCGCGACAAAGATTTTAGGACGGTATCCATAGGTATTATACGCGAGGTCGTAGAGTGCGAGCCCTGTCCGGTTGCCGCTTCCATCTACAGAGCCGATAAGCTGCGCCGGGGTGACGGTAGCCGTGTCCAGCGTTTTATAGTTAACCTGGTAACTCGTCCCGTTGGTCATTTGACCCGAAAGCGTCTTAACATTGCCGTAGGAATCTACCGAGTAATCCGTACCAAGGGCTAAGGTTGTAGCTGTCCCGGTCGAGGAGTTTATTGTAATTGTACCAATGGGGGCATTTGCAAGGGAAAATCCGCCGTTGGCGACTGCTACAACCTCCGCCGTTACCTGCTTCAAATTGGTAGCCGCATTGAACGTGTTGACGACCATAACCGGGAAGGCCCCGGCCATCGCTCTAAGGATCTGCAGAGTCTTAGGTATGTTGAAACCAGGAACGGGGTCCCCGAATTGCGCGTCGTCGCTATCAGACAGACATAATACCAAAGCGTTCGCCGGACCTTTCGGAGCGATACCGAAAAGAGCAACCACTGCGGATTTAACTACTTGTACACTCTGGCCGCCGACCTCCGTTTCCACGGTCTCAACGCCATGCAAATATTGTGTAGACATTATTGTTGTGAGATTTTTTTAGTTCGGTTACTGTACCCCGGTTTAAAATCGAACTATGGGGTAATGATCCCGGTCAAAGCGGTCACCGGTGTTGGTTCTGTGTAGTTGTCCTGTACAAGCATCGTAAGGCATTCGAAATTGTAGACGTGCAGCCAAATCAAGTCCTCACCTCGGCTTAGATCGTCTTTGGTTAGGTAAAGACGTTCGCAATTCGGGGGAAGGTATCCGACGAGCGCGGACTCAAGCAATTGCCGTAAGGCGAACAACCCGGCCGGGCCGTATAGCAGCTTGCTGTAGCATTCGACATTAAATTTTAGTCGTCGCTGCTGAATTACCGGGTCTGTACTCGCGATTCCAATTGTCTCGCTCCCTGTAAATAGTACGTACGCTAAGGCGTTCGGTACCGCCCGCTGGTAATCGGCCTCGGCCTCCGGCAATTCCTGGGCGGAAAACGTTGTGCCGTTAAAAGCTCCGTTTAGTTGCTCCGTAATTGCCGTCTGTATTGGCCGTGTATCCATTCGATTATTGCCGCTTCGGCTCTACTTTTATAATGATCGTTTTGCCGTCAAATTTTCTGTCCGCCTTATATGCGTAGTAGTCGGCCCCATCAATGTTTATTAGCTCACTCCTGGCAGCTTGCACCGCCTCGAACAAACCGGGAAACAGGCCCTCCAGATACTCGCACTTCGTGGCAATCGCGTCGTACTCGTCGTCACTTACGTCCTCGCGTTGGGTCGGTTTGTTGAACAACACCGCACCGGTCTGGGCTGGTGATCCGTCCGATGGCGTCCAAACCGCAGACACTCCCATAGCGTTCACTACAGTATTGTACAAAGCGGTTTGGATCGCGTCGAATAGATTAGCCATTACTGCCGGAGGATTATGTAGCCTTTCGCGTCACCGATAAGCGCGGCCTGGTATGCGTATCCGGCAAGCGTGTTAGAGCCCGCAGTACTGGTAAAAACTTTGTTGGTGCTATCCCAGTAGAGTTTTACACCTATGGCCCAGGCTTCGGCAGCTTTGGGCACCAGGTGGGTGCCTACCAGCCAAACAACTGCCGTGTCCCCGATGGCGTATTTGTTTGCGGCAATCCCTACCAGGGAGCCGACGAGCACCGGGTCACCGCTGGCGATTGCAGCGGCCGCGGTGACCTTGATGGATAATCCACTATTTAATTGGGTATTCACGTTAGAATTTTAGAAGGATGAAAGAATTACGCGCCAACGTTCTTGTACATCGAACGCCATTCGATAGCCTTGGCACCGAACACCGACCGGACTTTCCATTGCAGGGCATCCACCTTGAAACCGTAGCGGCTTTCTGTGTATATGTCCTGACCGTCGAGCGTTGAATACTCGATAGTGTCAATAAGGGCCGGGTTGGCAATCAAGTACCAGGAATTGTCCGAAATACGCGCATCTACAATGGGCGTCGTCATGCCAGTCCACACGTTAATATCGGAGCCTTTCGTTGCCACATAGTTTACAGAGGTAAATTGCAGTGCAACTTGTTCCTTATTGGGGCCGCATACCAGGAACTTCGGAGTAATATTCAGCACGTTGCCGCCTGGGCTTTTCTGCACGCGCATCGCTTTACGGCCGATACCGATGGCCCCAACCGAAATGTCAGTACCCGGAGTCGTATAGTTGCCGTGGTTGGCCGCGTCGAAAAGTTGATTACCGTCACCCATCGCATGGGGACCCGTGAGGATCGCGTATACAATGTCCCCTTGCTTCTGCGCGACCGCGCCAGCCAGGAACGCGGGATACCTGGAAAACGCGTTTAGGTCGTCGTTCACGATAGCCTCCCAACCAATATTTACAATTTTGCCGTACTTGGCAACCTTGTAGACTTCCCCGCTATCGCCCACGGTCGCAAGGGTGTACTCGTCATCCTCTTTTACTTCGTCGATGGTCAGGTCATTCAACTGCGTGCGCAGGATCTGCTTAAAATCGGATGCACTGCCCTTACGAACAAAAGGGGTGAATGTCCGTTCCTGCAAATCATAAGCGGCCCGGAGCGACTTATTCAGGACGTTTTGGAGAACATAGGAGTAGTCCCCGGACGAAACCGCGCCACCGTCACGCGTCGCCATTTGCAGAGCGCGCGTAGCGATTTCACGTTGCGTCATGCCGCGCCAATTAATACCAGCGAGGGAAAGACTTTCCTTTGCAAGATCCATAAGCGTCATGCCCCGGAACTCGCCGGGATCGCCCGCAGCGTCTGCGCCCGGCATTCCTGCGCGGACCATAATACTCGCTTCCATGCCTCGGGACTTCTTGTCCTTCTCGTCTGCTCCAAACGTGACACCGGATTGCAGGCGGGGAGTGACCGGGTTAAGTTCGGCCGCCTTGTTGATAATCTGAGCGCGCGCCTGGTCGGTCGTAACGTCAGAGTCGATAAGCCCGGTTGCGAACTCCTCCGGCACGCCCGCGATTCTTGCAGCGGTACGAATGTCGTTAATACGGGTACGCTCTGCGGCACGTACTGCCGACTCGTTGACGGGGGAAGGCGCGGGCGCGGGGGCACTCCGCTTACTTGCGATTTCCGCGAGTACGTCGGCATGAGCCAGCTCGCCGCTAACCAGCGATTCCGCGTACTCGTCAGACAGGCCAGCGGCCCGACAGGCGGCGAAAATCTCCGCTATTTCTTTGTATTTCCTTTTCATTGTAAATTTTATCGTGACTGTGTTTTTCTCGTGGGTCTCGGACCTACTCCCGCTCAGGTAATCGGCGGGAACAGGAGTGAAAGAAATTTCTGTAGGTTCCCAATCGACTGCCCGATAGATCGGCGGTACACTGGGGTTGGTGTCGTCAACATCGAACGCGTATATGTTATACCCGACCGATATATTTCGAATGATCCCGGCCTTTATGTCGTCTACAACTCCCTTCCATTCGTCGCGCTGAGATAGTTTAATTGTCGCCTTTGCTTCTCTTGTGGTGTTATCAATCCACGCGCGGACTACCACACCGAATTGGTTTGTTATCGAGTAGCGGTTGTGCGAATCGAGTACAGGGCCACCGGAGTTAAGCCGGTCGAGACGGACGTTTGCGCTTTGACAAACGAGCACTTCGCGGTATGTTTCTTCCCACGTCCGACGTAAGACCTCTACCTCAGTGGCAAATACCACATCGACCGTATTCTCGTCCGCGTTGAATGACGCGGGCACTATGCTGGCCTGGCCCAACATTTTTTCAATGTTCCTTTTCAAGCTCATTAAGTGAGTGGTATCTACAATTTGAGTGAGTGGTGAAAGTGAGTTCAAAACTACAAGACTAACGGCTGCGTCTATGTGCAGAGTGTAGGAGAAGTATGGGAGGAGTATGGACACAAAAAAACCCCGTGACTTTGTATTCCGGGGCTTAAAATCACTCCCTATGCGCGGCCTAAATGTCCGTACCTTTATGGCAATACTTGAACTATGGATTACTATTTGTCTAAAGACGACGTTGGCAGCTATATAATTAAGGACGCGGCCGGAGAATCTGCGGCTAGATTAATTAAAAGATCAGCGTATGAGGATAGAAAGCACAAAACAAGTTGGATGCTGGTGGAAAACGGAAAGTTATTGAGGGCAACTCCCTTTATAGACAAAGGCGAGGCGTTGGATTTCTACAAGGATCTTAAAAGCCCGCGTGACTAGCAATAGTACAATTACATTCGATGTGGAAATAGGCAGCAAACGCCGTCACGTCGAAATTAGCCAGCCCCTTGGTGCCGGAGACGTCTGGTATATCATAATAGACAATTATTTACATGGTCAGTTATACAAGAGACAAGGACAGTGGCAAGGCGACATTAGAAACAGTGATCTGTTAGTCGTCGAGGATATTGGCATCATTGGAGCGATTATAGACGAAGAGCAACCCAAGCCCTAATTAGTCCCGCTATCCTTCGGCTTTTTATCTATGCGGTTGGGATCAAATCGCGGGTCGCTCTCTGGCATTATTCCAAGTTCGTCAATCATCGCTTTATCCTGGGCTAACTCTTCGCGTAGTTCCTCGGGTACATTTCCAAACTCCCTCACCACATTTTGCCAGCTTGTAACTCCCGTCCTTAGTTGTGATTTAATCGCTTCCATTTCCTTATGTGGGTCTATCATTTGACGGCGCGGCGGAGTCCAGGTAACGGACGGCCTTGCGGTCATAGGAATAAAGCCAGCAAGCTGGGCCGCGTCCACAAACCAGTTATACACCTCAGCACAAAGCCGGGGGATAAGGATAAGCCACTGGTACCGCTCGGCATTCCGGTTGAACTCAATCCACCCCATACGGCCCGATGAAAAATTGACATTGGAATAGTCGTTGGTGAGCATTTCGTAGGAGGTGCCGAAGCCTGCCGATATGCCGCGCAAGTTGCTACGAACATACTCCCCGTAACCCTGTGTAGTTGGGGGCTGCGCTACCTCCACTTTCTTTCCGTTCGGCAGGTACTCAATAGCGCCTGGCTCGATCTTTTCAAGAGGCGGCGGCTGCCTACCACTTCCACCGTCCGCGCTGTCGTCAGTGATAAATACGCTGAATGCCGCGGCAACCTTGTTGCGAATGCGCTCGGTAAATTCGTAGTCGTCAAGGTCTCGGAGTCTCAGCATTGCCCCACAACTCAGCGGAACGCCGCGTATTTGGCCAGGCCGCTCCACCTCATAAAGGTGAATTATATTATCAGCCGTTACAAACTCTGACTCTACCCCGAACTCGTTGGGGTGGTGTCTGTAGAGCCAGTACCCGAGGCGTTCGCCCTTTCGGTTGAATCGGATGCCATAGTAGTCCATAGTTCCGTCTACCTGCCATATGCCCGTATGGTGAGAGGTATTAATAAAATCACCGTCCAATACCTGGAGTCGGAGCGGTATCGCGTCCTTATCCGTACCGCGAACCTTCCGTACAAGGCATTCACCGGACTCGGCTACCGTTCGCATAATCAGCCATTGCAGCCCGTAAAAATTATTCGTGCCGTCATAATCGCACCGGACGCCCTCAGCCCATTCCTTCCACGCGGCTTTTAATTTGGCGTTCTGGTTCTTTCGCAGACCGGCAGGGGTCGGCATGATCCCGGTACCGACGACATTATTCGCAATAGAGCGAAACGCGTTTATGGCGTAGGTGTTATTTCGACCCAGGTCGCGGGATCTGCTCCGGAGCGTTTCGAGAGCCGTCTGGACTTCCTGGTTAACGGATAAGTTCGGGCTATGCCAGTCCGAGTAATGCCGACCACGGGCCGCACCGTCGTATTTTCTTTCACCTTGTTCATGCCTTCGCCTCACATCGTGCAGCGCCTGTAGCTTCATGCGGGATGCTTCGCGGCGCAACGCCGTTGAGGGGCTGACCTGGGCTAAAAAGCGATCAATTACATTCCCCATACAATCCCTTTTTAAATTCAGCATAGACCCGACGGCCGTTTGCATTCGGGTTTATGCCTAATTCGGTTTCCATCAACTTCAAAATCCGCAGCATGTCGGTAAGGCTTTGATATTCGACTTCCTTATCCGCATACTTTACTCTATAAACTCCCTGCGCAATTGCAGCTTTCAGGGTATTGTATTGTTCTACTGTATACACCAATGGAATTTTTTGCTAGGATATTCGTTTGCGGTCGTTATGATAGTATTGATCGCCTCGCGCACATCGCGGTAGACGTCGCGCTGCCCTTCAATCTTTGAAAGGCCATTGCAAACGGCGTTTCGGGACTTGCCAAAGGCGTCAGCGATAGCGTAATCCTTCAACCCGGCATTATTGAACAGCACCGAAAAACACATAAAGCGAACCGAGGCGACGGTATAGCTTTTATCGTTCAATAAATCCTCCTCGGATAGGTCGTAAATCGTACACGCGGCCTGCTTCACGGCCTTTACCATTTCTTTTGCCTGCGGGGTAAACAGGGCCTTTGGTCCTTTGCGTTTGGTTAGTGCTATCATTTCCAAAATGTGCTTTTCTTTTTAGTTGTCGTGGCGTCTTGTTCTTGTGGTGGCGGCGTTGGCGTGGCGGCAGGTTCTGCCGGGTATCTCTCTTGCTTCCACCGCTCCGGCGCCCAACGGTCCATACCTACGATGTACGCCGCGGCGCGGGCATATACCCGGCAGTCAAGGGGCTCGTTCCGCTTATATTTCTTCACCCACGTAATTACATCGTACCCGCGCTTGTCCTTAGACATTACTATTTCTTCGGCGGTAAGCCCTCGAAAATAGGCCGGGGATCTATCGGGGAAATGGCAGTATCCGGCAGGTATTTCGCCGGTCTCTTTGTTGATTTTTAGTTTTAGAAGTCCGTACACTTCTGACTTAATAAGCGATACGCCAGCATTCCACACCTTTACCTTTCCTATCTTCTTACCTGCCTTTACTATGTCAACGGCCCGCGGTGTAGAGACGTACGTCTCTTGCCTGTCACGGCCCTTTAGCGGGATTACCTTACTAATCCCGTGCGCCTGCGTAAATTCGTACGCCTTTTCAGTGTTGTACCCGGTATCCAGCCCCATTAACCGGAGCGGCAAAACCTGGCTATCTCCTTCACGGGTCCAGGTCTCAGCAAAAAGTTTGGAGAGTTCCGACCAAACACCGGGGTTTGACGTGTCACCTTCAATAACTCGATAGTCAATGGACTGGCTACCCTTGCCCTCCATCCATCCGACGACCTCGATTTCCAGACGGTCGGCCTGAACGTCCACGCCTGCCGTGATGAATATCACCGACGCAAACGGTTTGTTTGGTTGGTATTGCTCGGCGCGGTCGTGCAGTGCCTCCCAATCCGGTTTATCCCCGGCGTTCGAGTCGTAACACTCGCCGAGTTTTGTATTTGTGAAAACTATTTTCTTAGGTATATCGTTTAGGCTTTCGTCGCGCTCCCGGACAAGCTGCGCCCAGGAGTACCATCCGTTCGGGGAATACAGCGAGTTTATGAAATAGCCGTAGACGGTGCCGTCTTGTTCACGCTCCGGATGCCTGGCTACCCATAGTCCGGCGTTAAGCATACGGGTTTTAAATCGTTCGTCGATCTGTTTTTTACATTCAACACATTCGTAAGTGACGTGCGAGTAGATACCGGCCTCGTACCGGAGCTGGTCGATAACTAGCGGCTGGAAGAATTGGCAGAACGGGCACGGTACATGGTAAAACCGCTGTCCGGTCGTTTCAAACTCGGCGTCTATTGCGCTTATACCTTTGAGCGTGGGAGTAGAGGTAAGGAATAATTTTTTCCGCGCTCCAAAGGTGATAGTGCGGGTTTCGGCCAATCCAAGTGCAGAGCCTTCGCCGGAGACGCTAAGGGGATACCTGTCTATCTCGTCCATATAGACGTAGCGAACCGCGGTAGAAGAAAGGCCGACCGGGCTATTTGCACCAACCATTTTAACGAAACCACCTGCGAACTCTTTGTACAGTAGCGTATTTCCCTTGTCCCGCGACTTGCTCACTAAAACCTTATCAGCAAGCGAGGGCGTTGACTCAATCATCTTTTGAATCCGGTTCTTACTGGTGTCCTTCATCATGCTATCCGTGGGCATGACGTACAGAAAACCGGAGGGGGCAACGTCGATAACGTACCCCAACCAGTTATTACCGCATTCAGTGAACCCAACCTGAGAAGATTTTTTAACAATCACTTTTTGAGCCGGATCATGTACAGAAAGCCGCTCCATAACTTCCCGGAGGTACGGCGTTACCGCGGTATCGAATTTGCCAGGTCGAGCCGACGTATCGGGCAATCGCCTATAAGTATCGGCCCATTCGCGCACCGTTAAGCGCGGTTCGGGGCGAATACCGTCAAAATATCCGGCAACTACGTTAATATCTACTGTTTCAAAGATCAATTACAAACTATTGCTATTCAGATTGCCGAACGTCGCCAATGTGGCGTTTATCTCGTCCGTCAATATGTTAATACCCATCACCTCATTATCTGCCGCCATTATATCGCGTACCACGCGGGTCGGGATATTTAACAGCGCCTTCTTTAGCTCGTTGGCGACGGAGTAAAGCGCCTTGTACACCTTTTCTTTAGACACTAGTTTCCCCTCGGCCTCTGCTAACTTCAACTTGTCCTGTTGCGCCCCAATGATCTCCCGCAGCCGGACCGCCTCAGCCACCGGCAGGGCCGTAGTGACGACGATGGACTGCAATAGGTCCAGTGCGCCGGGGGTACTCATTGGCAAAGCCGACGCGGAGCTTACGGGCTCCGGCGCAGGTGTCGGATTTTTCGGCTTTGTCGAGGGTGGCGGATCTATTGCGTGTGGCTTTTCGGTATAATTTACCCGGCCCTTTCCTGGCCGTACCCTCTGAGTCTCGTATTTGTATCCCCATTCGGCGGTAGCCTCTTCGGGTCTAATTTTCTTCGTACCCTGGTTATATCCGGTTGGCAGCATCCCCTCCTTAATGGCTTTCCTTATAAGCCCCTCACTTACCCCAATCCGCCGGGCATATTCCCTAATGCTCACTCCTCCGTTGTCCATCCGGGGGAGGGTTTTAATTTCTTGACGGTGATCCCGAGCGCGCGTAATTGCGCCGCGTAGTCTGTGCATTGGTCGCCGTGCGCAAACGGGTTCGGCCGATCCTCGGGAACGTGCAGCGTGTTCGTACGCTCGTCATATACGCCTATGGCAGTAATCAAACCGTTTGCCTCCTGCTCCGCAAGCCAGGCCTGCGCCGCTTCAAAGTCCCACTGGAAAATTTCCCTCACCGCGTTCAACCGTGTGTATACTGCTTTCATCTTCGTATTGATTGCGTAATCTGTCATGCTGTCATAGAACTTTGCGTACTTCTCGGCGGTGCGTAACTAGCGAGTTTTTGCGCATGGGCGCACGCGTCTGATAATCAAGGGGGAAGGACCCGAAGGCCCCACCCCCATCACATTCCTTTTGTGGCCCTTGTTGGTGCGCACATACGCGCTTGAAAATCACACGCGTCAATCACAAGTCAAAGATAAAAGCATACGACCGGAGTCTATGGGGCAAGTTTGGGTATATATCGCCGTTATACTATTCTTATACATTTAATGCACTTTCATTCGTCATATCTCTTTGCCAGTATGTGTTTTCTAAAAATACTTTCGTCCAAAAAAAAGTTCGTTGTAATATGTTTCATACTTTTATTATGTTGCCACAACGGAAAAATGCCCTTATATTTAGGGACATCTGTATAAAATCACCCCCTTCCTTGCCATGGATACATTTTTATCCTATGCTATTCCTCTATGTGCCGCCCTCGCTGGTTTGTCATCGTTTTTCGACGCGTGGTCAAAAATCAGCGAACGACCTGTATTCGAGGGACGCCCCTGGATTAGAACCGCATTCCTCGCCAAAACATGGTTTAAGCTCACATACTTTCTCACTTTAGCGGCATTGTCATTTTTGTTGGGTAAATGCAAATCCGACATAGCGGAAACTAAATCAAATGGCGAAATCGCGAGGAGAGAAGCCGCGCATACAAAACATGAGGACAGCATCCAAACTGAGTATAAAAAAGACATACGTTCAAATAATGATAGCAATATTCATACATTTACAAAATCGCTCCAGGAATACCATCTCTCGTATGACAGCGGCCAAAAGCGAGTCTATAACAAAATGGATTCATTGGCACGAGAAAATCCAGGGTATTCTATTTCCGCCTATTCCCGACAAGGGTCGATTAATACCTTAACCGACTCCTTGGAGTTTCCAGGCCTTGAAGTGAATACCGGCAACTGCCCGGTCATTCTGAATTTTAAAGTTTATGTTGGCCAGATTCTTAATGGCAAATTGTTTTGTTCAGATTCCCATACGGGCCGCCATAATTACACGATGGCCCAGGGAGTTAGTTCAAGAAGTCCATTATCCTGTCACTATACCGTTCTCCCTTCAAAAGTGTATTTCCTCTATATCGGCTCATACTCAAATAGGAAGAAGTCAATTATAAATCCTATTGATGAAATCCTAGAATGGACATTGAACGATAATTCCGTCGGTCTGCCAGCCAATCCAGACTATAAAGACTCCATTGAAAATGCAATGAAAAGAGACCTACATTTGAAATAATCATGCAACTTTATATTTTTGAAACAAAGGACGCAAAGCGACTAGCAACCCTTCCTGCCCTGCGTCTTTCTCACTCAGCCGTTTCATTACCATCTCGTCTATTGTACCTCTTGCTATAAGGTGGTGTATGACCACAATCTCCGTTTGACCCTGCCGGTAGAGACGGGCGTTGGCTTGCTGATAAAGCTCCAGAGACCATGTAGGCCCGAACCATACCACGATATGCCCGCCCGCTTGCAGGTTGAGCCCGTGGCCTGCACTCGCCGGATGTAAAAGGAATAGTTTGATCTTTCCTTCATTCCAATCCTGTATATCTTTTTCGCTCTTTAGTTCCCGAGGCGCGTATTTGGCAAAGGCTGTTTTGATTCTGTCGAGGTCATGCCTGAAAGAATAAAACACCAAAACAGGCTCCCCGTCCGCTCGGTCGAGGATCTCCCCTAACTCGTCTATTTTTTCGTCGTGGACAACGTGGGCGCGCTTTTCTTCATCGTATACCGCTCCATTGGCATATTGCAAGAGTTTTCCCGCAAGAGTCGCCGCACTTACTGCCGTGATCTCGCCCGCGTCTGCCAGGGCTAAAACTTGCTCACGTTCGAATTTCTGGTATGCCTTTGCCGCGTCGGGGGGCAGTGCTATATCTACGGTTTGGTATTGGCAACCGGGGAGTGTTAAATAATCCTCCGTCTTCATCGATACGCATATATCCCCGATCTTCTCGTAAATCTCCATTTCGTAAATGTCTGCCCCGAGTAGGCCTCCGGTGTCGTCCTTCTTTACGTTGTACTCATAGACGACGTGGCCACTACGGCGGCCGGGGGTCAGATATTTGTCCCGATATGCGCCCAAGGTTTTACCCAACCGTTCGCCCTGGTCCAGTAGATACATTTGGGGCCATATGTCGGGCAGACCATTGGGTCGGGGTGTACCCGTCAACCCAACAACACGCCGAACGAGCGGGCGCACCATGCGAAGCATTTTAAACCTTCGAGACTTCGCATTTTTATAGCTGGAAAGCTCGTCCAGCACCAGCATATCGAATTTGCCGAAACCTTGCCCGAGATAACCAACAAGCCACGCCAGATTATCCCGCCCGATAACGTATATCTCTGCCTTTTGTCGTAGCGCCTCGATACGTTGCCGTTCGGTCCCCATTACCTTTGCTATGCGTAGGTGTTTCAGGTGATCCCATTTGCGCGCCTCGGTTGTCCAAGTGTTTTCCGCTACGCGCTTAGGTGCGACTACTAATACTTTCTCTACTTCCAACTCTTCGTAAATAAGGCGGTTTACCGCTGTCAGAGTGGCGACGGTCTTGCCAAGGCCCATTTGCATAAACAGACCCGCCGCAGGGTTTCGGATTATATGATCCTCGGCGAACCTCTGATAACTATGTGGTACGTATAACACTCAAAAATTCGTTTAATGTTGTTTCGGAATCAATTACCAGGACTGAGAAACCAAGCCGACATAGTAGCTCGTGTACGACGCGTTGCCGGGGTGACGGCGATTTGCCAGTACTTTTCAGTTCAATGAACCAAATGCGACCACCGGGCATCAGGACCATGCGGTCGGGCAATCCAGTGAACGACGGCGAGATTATTTTTATCGCTATGCCCCCCAATCGCTTGACTACTTCCCGCAGTTTCCGCTCGAAATATTTTTCACTTGTTTTCATGGGTCGTTTTTTGATTTTGTAACCATGTAACCACTGTAACCACTTTTTCTTACGCGGGTACACGCATTAGGCGGGTTAGGCGTGTCACATGCTCCCATTATCTGCCTAATTACCTTTTTATTAGTTCCATAGAAAAATGGTTACAATGGTTACAAATCGTTCAAACCCTTTACTGTCTTGCGTTTGAGGCGTAACCATTTTTGGTTACAAATCGTTACAATGGTTACACCTTTTTCGACCGCAAGCCGTCCGCTTAAACCCTACGGTACCATTTCTGGACGCCATAGTTTTTGAACCTGCGGGCCGCGTCCATACGTTCCCAACCGGGCATATTCCGCAAAATGCCGTGTATGTCTTTTGTATTGTAGGGGGTCATTTCCCCAGGTCGCCGACCGAACAGCTCGCACCAGATTTCCCCCGCGCATACGGTCGCCCGCTGTTTTGTACCAACCTCCTGTAGATCGCCGCCTATGAGGTATCCCCGGCGCTGGTCTATGTCCCAGTTCTCCCACGACTCCGGCAATAGCATGTCCAGAAACTCGGCAATCTGCCCTGTACGCTCGTCCTTCTCGGTATGGTCGGCCTGGATCGCGTTGGCCTCGGCTTCAAGGTCTGCGGATAGGTGCAAGGCTTCCCCATTTCGAAATAGGTGGACAGCTTCGGCCCATATCTGCCCTACCTCCGCTTCGGTCAGGTCGTCGAAAATGTCCTTTGCCGGGGGGCCGACGTAGACAGACACCGGCCAGAACTTGCGGTTGCCGTTGGCGTCGTTTCGCAGAAATTCGCCGTCGTTGGTGGTCCCGACGAAAACACACTGCCGCGGGTAGTCCATCACCTTTTTGCCGTAGGCCGCACGAAAGCGGTCTACCGTCTTACTAATAAAGTGTTTTACCGTCCCTACCTCGGCTTTCTTCAATCCCGCCAACTCGCCCATTTCAATTATCCACGCCCCCTGCAATTGCTCGAATGCCTCCTTCCCTTCTACTGTGCTAAACGTGTCGGAGAACCATTCCCGCCCGAGCCGTTGGATGATCGTGGACTTACCGACGCCTTGCTGCCCGACCAGTACCGGGGCGTAGTCGAATTTGATGCCGGGGACGAATACGCGCGCGACGGCTGCCGTGAGGAGTTTACGGGTTACGGCTCGGGTATATGGGCTGTCCTCCGCTCCCAGGTAATCGATAAACACTCGGTCTGCCCGAGCGGTACCGTCCCAGTTAAGCCCCCGCAGGTAATCGCGGACGGGGTGAACTTTGTATTTTTCGAACACATGCGCCAGGGCGGTATCCTGTTTTGTCAAATTGAGCGGGAGGCCGTACAGCTTTTCTAACCGGTGCGCGAGGTTTCCCCCATCGCGGTCGATAACGTGCCGCCCGCTCTTGATCGACCGCCAGGGCAACGAGCGCGTAATGATCTCCCTTTGCGCAAACTCGTCAAAGGCAAATGCCTGTTTTAGCTTCGGGTCGTTCTCGATAATCAGGATGATATTTCCGAGCGTGGAAAGTGTGTTGCCTTTCTTGTCCTTTTCGAGATTGGCTAACCATTCATCCGCCCCCGGCATATCTTCTTTCCCGCTGTCCTCTTCATCCTCTGCCGCAGGATCTTCAAAATCCGTTTGCGCCTGTTCCAACCGTTCACGGCTCAGGAGTAGGCTAACTTCTTTATCCCGGCGCGCGAAGTTTTCCATTGCCAGGTATGACGGCCTACGGTTGATCGGCGTATCCGCTGTACAGTTCTCGTCCTGCAAGCCGAACTTATGAAGGCGAACCAGGTCAAAGGCATTGCATAGCTTGCCGCTTGCCGGGTCAGTACCGTGGTGACTATACGCGTATTTATCCTCGTAAACAATAAGACCGCCTGACGTACTGCCTCCAGTGAAGGTGTAGCGGTCTTCCTGATCGGTCTGCTCGTATTCGTCCTTTAGAAACTCGGCAATTGCGTCTTCTATCCCGTACGTCCGGCAGAACGCTCCGACGATGCCCGGTTTCTCCCACGGGTCGCCTTGCTTCTTTGCACCTACCCGTATTTTATCAGTTTGACGGGAGCTAATCGGCCATTCGCTTACGTCGTTCCAATTGCGATAGGTGGCTAGGCACTCTTCAGCTTTCAACGGCTCACCGTCCTGATATTGGAAAACGTATTCCCCGTCCTTAGCAGTTGATGGCCAATACATCAACCGCGTCGGCTCAAACGTCGTGTCATCGAAACAATCGATATTCAGGTTGTCGGCTACGCGGCGCGCTACGGCTTCATACTGGTCAGCGGAAACAGGCTTATCCAGCGGAATCAGCAGACGAAACCGGGGCGTTTCGGCGCTATGCTTATGGGTGCTATATAATGCTGCAGCATTTCCGTACAGCAGGGTGAAGTCGTCCCACACAGTGGTACCGCCGTGGTCAATATCCAGTGTGATAAGTTGCCGCTCCTGCACACTGCCGACCTTTCGCCGACCACCCGAGAGGTAGCCGCCGACAAATCCACCAATGTCCTTTATCTCAGCCTGGCGTTCTTTCTTAGCGGCCACATACTCGGCGTATGTCTCTGCGGTACGGTGGGTGACGGATATTTTACCCAGTAGGATAGACCACGACACGGTTTTATTTTTCCAGGCTGTTTCTTTTCGGCTCTTTCCAGTGGCTATATTAAACTTAAAATCGTGCTGTAGGTCCATTATTTAGTTTTCACGGGTTCGACCAATTCAAATTTTTCAGACGGATGCCAAAACAGCAAGCCGCCACAACGGATATACTCTTCTCTGTTCACGTTCCGTACAATCAACTCCCGGCCAATTCTGGTACTGCGCGCGTGCTCCTCCTCTTTATCCATCCAGTTCACGCCGCTGTAGTCCCTTTGGGTTAACTCGTTTGAAACAATCCGAACCTTGTCGCCGATCTTAAATTTCGTCGTGCGTTGCTCTGTCAATACCTTTACCTTCCGTTCAAGCTCGGCGGCCTTGCCGCGCAGGATGCCGTTTTCCAGGGCTATGACTCTGGCGTCTTTCAATATCTGCTCTCCGGCCTTTTGAACTTCGTCGTAATAGCTTCGGTACTTTGTATAAAGCTCCCGGTACTTGTTCCGCGAATACGTCCTTAGTTCTAAATTCACCATTAGTTCGGCGATCTCGGCGGCGTGCTTTCTTCTAATTTTCCTTGTCAGTAGTTTCGTAAACATTTGTATTTCGTTTTGCTCGTTTAACTAATTCGAATTTGTCAGCGGGGTGAAAATGGTTCAGCTCCAGGCAACTTATCCAGCCTACGGGCGTGTCATAATCCACCCCTTCTACGGTGTACTCTCGTTGCAGTTGCACTTTTAAACCCGCGGCCTTTTCCCGCAGTAACCAGTTTTCTCGCTCGGCGCGGTGGATACTAAGCGACACGAGTCTAACCGTGTCCCCCTCTTTAAATTTGGTCATCGTTTATTTTTTGTAGTAGTAGCTTTCGAATCCTTCCGCGGCTAGTGGCAGCCCCGGTGCCCACTGAATCGGCTCGGTAATGAGTCGGATTATGTCGGCCAGACATTCGAGATTTTCGTCTACCTCGGGGATAAGTTCGTCGTGAACGTGGCCGATTAGATCGTATCCCGCGTCGTCAAGGCGCAGCATGGCCACCGCGAGACAATCACGCGCCACGGCTTGCACTATGTTTTCGGTGATCTTGCCGCCCCACGTTTTCGTCCGGCCCCATTTCTTCGTCTTTTGGTCCATGCCTTCGTAGGTGAGTACGTCGCCATATTCGCCGGGTACCAGCGTAGGGCGTACGTATGCCAACCGGCGACCGCTCGGCAGTTCGATAAACAGTATACCCGATTCAAAGAAGAAACCCACATTGCCAACCCGCTGCGGTTGTCCGGTCCTGACCGCTTTGACCGCCGCTCTCTCCACTGCCTTCCAATACTTGGTAGTATTGGGGCTGGCGGCCCGCCACTGGTCTACAATCGGCTGTAGCTCCTCCTCGGTCAGCCCCATCCGGAGCGCGCCCATTGCAATCAGGGCGTTGACTCCGCCGCCGTATTGACAAGCCAGGGAAGCAATTTTCCCTTTCTGCCGCTCTGGTGAGCCCTTGCCGATGGACTCGACCGGAACACCGAGCATACGGGCGGCGGTCTGCTCATATATTTTGCGCTTGCCGGTGAACTCGTTTATTACCCACTGCTCACCCGCCAGCCACGCGAGTACGATTAACTCTATCGCGGCAAAGTCCACCGGCACCAACTTCTTACCGCGAGGCGCGACAAAGGCGGTACGGATCAATTGGCTAAGGGTGTCGGGCACATTGCCGTAGAGCATAGCCAGCAATTCGGTATCTCCAGAGGCGGCAACCTGTCGAGCCAGGTCCAAGTCGTTTATATGGTTTTGCGGCAGGTTCTGCACCTGCACCAGCCGACCGGCCCACCTGCCGGTACGGTTGGCCCCGTAGAATTGAAACAGCCCGCGTATTCTGTTTCCCCGGCCTACCGTTGCCGCCATTGCCTCGTACTTCTTTACCGAAGTCTTGGCCATTTCCTGCCGGATGGTAAGCACGCGGGCCGCGGTATCCGTGCTAACTCTTTCCATCAAACCGGGTATATCACTCTTTCGCAAGGTTGCCACCTGTTCGCCTATGTCGTCCGCTAACCACGTCTTTAGCTGCGCGGCGCTGTTGGGGTTCCCCAAACCTGTAAGGGCTATAGCTTCCGCCTCCAACGCTGCGCGGCTCTCGCCGTCGATCCTGATTGCGGCATTCACCAGACGCATATCAACCCCCATCCCCCGGTCATTAATTTCCTGATCCAGCACGTATAACCTTTGCTCGATCTCTGGGACAGGGAATTTTAGGAGTCTTCGACGTATTACCTGCTCGACCTCTACGTCCCTCAGACAGTAGTCCTTAAACCTTATCCACTCATTTGGAAAATGTAGCGGCAGATTACGGGTACGCCCGCCGTTCTTTTTTGTCGCCTTGCAGGGGACGGAAAATATCTTAATCAGCTTTTTGCCTTCTGCGTCCTTTTGTACTGGTAGGCGCATGGCCTTCGCTACCGCGTCCAGGTGCATAGGAAGACCCAACCGAGCCGCCCGTACCATTGTGCAGTCCCATAACAACGGCGGTATCCATTCGCCGACATGGCGGCTGAGACATACGCGCTCGAAAACTGCGTTAAATGCAGTCTTGGTAACTTGCACGTCGAACAGTGCGGAAATAATTTCGTCGGGTATTTGTTCGCCGCTGGACAGGTCTATCAGCTGGCGCGGGCCGTCATTCACCGCATACCCAAATAATAGTATCTCGAAGTCCGGAGCGGCAGCGTACCTGTAAACTCCGCTGGTGGCAATGTCCTCACTACTGTACGTCTCCAGGTCAATCGATAAAGTCGTCATTGTGAAATGTGAACTCGTCGTTTTGTTCTAAGGCTTCTTTTTCCAGGACGTCCATATTTTCGCGCACGTAATTTTTTACGTCCGCCCATTGTTCCGGGTCAAAATCTGCGTAAGCATGTAGCAGATAATCGGCGGGGACGTTTGCCATTGGTGTACCCATGTACCGGCCTCGGGGCATTGGGGACTTGTCAGTCAGTTGTTCCATTGTTAAAATGTAGGGGGCACGCGGCCCCCTGTTGTTCGTTAAAGAAAATCATCATCGCCGCCTACGCCGTCATTAAAATCATCCTCGGCCGATGCACGAGATCCGGCCAGGCGTTCGCCGTCTTCCAGTTTTTGAATATTATTGAGCCCACACCCGATACCTTTTTTACCTTCGAAATTGAAGGGGTAAAAGCTGATACTTGCCCTACCATAACAGCCACTATAGAGCAATTCAGGGTCAGTGATTGGGAGACGTTTCGCGTCAACAACTCCGGGGCGAGGTTTGTCCGCGGGGGCGTTGGCGTTAAGAAAGAATTTGCCAGCATATTCAGGATTGTCCGGCCTGTCTTCGCTACCCTTACCAAGGGGCAATTTTAGCTTTGCGGGTATTTTACCCTCGAATTTTTTAGATTTTCCTTTCTGCTTTGCCGCTTCAATCGCAGCGTTAACCTTGCGCAATGTTTCGGCGGCGTCGTCATCTTCGGGGTCGATGATTATGGATACCTGATACTGCTTTTTACCGTCCTCGTTTTCTTTTGGTTCGAATACGTTGACGAAACTAAATCTTACCCTTCCGGTGATAACTTTGCACGGGTCTACCTGCGCTGTTTTTTCAGTGCTCATTTTCTTATATTTTAAATTCTTGATTGATTGTTAAGCGAAGTCGGCAGCGGCTTGGGCGTTGGCATCTAACATTGGCCGTCTGTCACTCAGCGGGGCCAGCTCCGGACCGCCGCCAGGTTTGAAGACATGCGCGGCGGCGTGTTCTTTAAATGCGTCTTTTCCTACTTTCTTTTCGAGGTTCGTAATAGAGAGAAGGGAGCGGGGCGCTATCTCATCATCTTTGAACCCGGCTCCGGTCAGGCTCGTAATAATTGCAGCTTCGTCACGGTATTTCCTCTTTGTATTGGCGGCGACTATCTTATATCCAGGCCATTGTTTGCCGTGGTTTCTTGCTTGATCCAGCGCGTAGGACTCGACGGCTGTAAGCCATTTCTTAATCTCGTCGGCGTTGTCGAGAATATCGGCGACGTCTTCGGGGGAAAGCAAATGCGCCGGGGTATCTTTGTGCTTTTCAATAGCGCGGTTTTTGTCGGCATTTGCTTTACATACACCGCGGGCTTTGCAAAACCGGCAATGCTCCCCCGGCTCATAAACCCCGTCGCCTTCAAATGCGAGCGCCGCGCGCGGCTTTAGCTCAGACTCCGCCCAATCTCTCAACTCTCCAACCGGTAGCGTCTCCTCAGTTATATTGTCGAGTCGTGGTTGATATATAACCAGCTTTACCGCGTCAATGTCATAGAGAAAATCCACGTCGCGGAGCGCGCCAAGACCATAGATCCGCAATTGTTTATTCTCATAAGCGGTAACTCGTACGCCCTTGCCGTATTTAAGGTCGATGATGATAAGAAGGCCGTCGCCGATGATCCGCACGTCCACGGTACCGAAGCCCTCCGGAACAAACTCGCTTAGGTCTACACGGGTTTCAAGATAAATTTGTGCGTCCGGAGTAAGAGCAAGAACAGTGTTATACTGTTCAATTACAAAGTCACAATAGGCGTCTATATGATCCGTCATAGCAGCGTCGTATAGTTCATGTGCTTTGATCTGCTGCAATTCCTTCTCGTATTTGTATCGCTTGATCCGTTTTAGTCGAAACATTAGCGTTAACTCGGCGAGTTTGTGGGCGAGGGTACCCTCTTCCGCTGCCTCGCTCGTTGTGTCCGGAAAGGTCTGTTCCAATCGGGCCGAAGGTGTACACGCCAACCAGCGGGAGGCGGAGGAGGGACTAAGAATAGCGTGACTCATGGTTGTATTTTTTGAGGGTTGAGGATGAACATTGCAATGTGTCGGCCTGTTCCAGGGCCCTGTGCCCCGTCTTCTGTTGCGTGCCAACGAACGTCTCGAAGGTTTCGAATTTCTGCGCCGGCCTCTACCAGCATCAGTACCCATTTATCAATCGGGAAAACGATGACCACCGACTTCCCATTTTGCTGTTCTGCGATTGCCTTACGTACCCACGCTGTGGGGCCTTTCTTTTTTCCTTCGTGAAGAATGGATCCGAACGGCGGGTTAACATAGGTAGCCTTTCCCCATTCGCTGGTAAGGCCGTCAAAGCCTTCCGGCTTCGGATAGGGGCAAGCATCAAAATCAAAATTGAACTCTGCTTGCAACAATTGCATTAAGGGGGGCGGTGTCAGCCAGTAATGTTTACCATCCTGTCTATTACCCTTGTGAAACTTGTTTTCCGCTGGATTTTTGCTCGTCATTGGTATTAAGCGAAGTGTTTAGTTAGTAGATTGAAACAGCCGGGTATTCTCGGGATCACCGAATCCGGCGTTGACATCATCGACGCCCACTCCGGCACCGTAGACGTCAGCTGGGACGGCAAACGACCCGACCAGCAGGCATTCACTATCCAC